ATCGGATTCACCATGTAGGAGTGTTCAAGGATTTAGAGGAACAGATGTGCCAGTTTACAGGAAATGGGGTACAATATCATGATGATAGGGTTGATGCNTTAGTTTGGGCNATAACNTCACTACAGAATAGTGGTCAAGCAGTGTTTAAAATTAGTTAGGAGTTGTAATGGGTATATTTGATAAATTTTTTAAAGGAAGTATTCAGAAAAAAGAATCGCCAACAGTTATGATTAATAGACTAGAGGCATACATGGGTAAGTCTACTAGAAGATATAAAGATTATGCCAAAGAGGGTTATCAAGACAATGCAATCGTACACAGATGTGTCAAACTAATTGCAGATTCAGCAAGTGCAGTAGAAATAAAAGTATTTGATGGTGATGTAGAATTAGAAAATCATGAGTTACTATCTTTGTTACAAAGACCCAATCCTTTACAAAGTGGTGGAGAATATTTCTCATCTTTGTATTCTTATTTATTAATCTCAGGTAATTCATATCTTTTAAGAGATACAGAAAATGATACACCACCAAGAGAATTATATTTATTAAGACCTGATAGAATTAAAATCAAATCAAGTTCTTCAATGATTCCTGATTATTATTGTTATTTAGTAGATGGTCAAATTATAAAAGAATATCCTGTAAACCAAGACAATGGTCGTTCACAATTAAAACAAATTAAATTATGGAATCCTTTAGATGACTTTTATGGTCTTAGTCCAATGTTGGCTAGTGCTTATAATATTGACCAACATAATTTAGCTGGTTTACATAATGTAGCATTATTAAAAAATGGTTGCACACCCAGTGGTATGTTGAAGTTTCAACCTAAAGATGAAACAGGAATGACTGCATCTTTAACTGATGACCAAAGAGCAAGATTGTTAGAAGACTTAGAAATGAGATTTCAAGGTAGTGCTAATTCAGGTAGACCCATGTTGTTAGAGGGCGACTTTGAATATAAACAATTAGGATTAAATCCAAAAGACATGGATTTCTTGGAACTCCTTAACTTATCAGCAAGAGAGATTGCTTTATGCTTTGGTGTACCAGCTCAGATGATTGGTATTCCTGAGGCAAACACATACAGCAATATGGAAACTGCTAAACTAGCATTATATGAGGAAACTATTATTCCTTTACTAACTAGAGTTCAATCTGACCTTAACGAGTTCTTATCGCCTCTTTATGATGGTGATATAAGAATTCAGTATGACTTATCCAGTATTCCAGCAATGGCAGAGAAAACAAAGCAAGTGTATGCCAATGTTACCCAAGCAGTACAAACTGGTATCATGACTCGTAACGAGGCAAGAGATAAGTTAGGACTAGAAGAAATAGAGGGTGGTGATGAGCTATATATCCCAAGTAATCTATTCCCTATTGGCGAAGTAGATGCCTCTAGTGTGGAAGACAACGACCAACCAGTAGATGCAGAGGGCAATGAAAAAGATTATGAAATGGCTTATGGAAAAAAAGAGGCAGTTGATGTAGATACTTTCACGACAGAGAATGAGGCAGAAGAAAGAGCCAAAGAAATAGGTTGTGTTGGAATACACTCACACACAGAAGATGGTCAAACAGTTTATATGCCTTGCAAGACTCATGAAGAATATGAATCATTATTAGCAGATGGCAAAGCACTAAGCGATTTAAATTTAGTTCCCACAGATACTATGGCATCAAATGCCAAGAGAGGTCTTGAAATGAGAAAAGAATTTAATCGTGGTGGTACTCAAGTAGGTGTTACTAGAGCCAATCAATTAGTTAATAAAGACAATCTATCTCCTGATACTGTTTTAAGAATGTATAGTTTTTTTAGTAGACATGAAGTAGACAAACAAGGTCGTGGTTTTAATAGTGGCACAGATGGATATCCTAGTGCTGGAAAAATAGCATGGATGCTTTGGGGTGGTGACTCAGGATTTGCTTGGTCTAAGTCAAAGAGAAATGCAATCATGAAAGAAAGAGAAAAAGATTAAAAGTAAAACTCTAGCTGAGAAAAAACATATGCAAAGAGTTGCAGAGTTAGGTTGCATAGCTTGTAAGAAGTTAGGTTATGAGGATACACCAGCAGAACTCCATCATATTCCAAGTGGAGCTATGGGGAAAAGGTCAGACAACTGGCACTGTATTCCTCTCTGTCCACATCATCATAGGACATCAAAAGAATCGTATCATCTTAATCCTATGTGGTTTACTGAACAATTTGGTACACAAACAGAACTCTTAGAAGAAACTTTACAATGGCTAAAATAAGAATCAATCGTAGGAAAGAATATAGACAAGCATTAAGAACACTAATCAGAATGACTAGGGTGTTAATAAATAAACTTGATAAATTCTCAAACAAATATCAGAGATATGCTTTTAAAAATTATGCAGAACTCGGAGAAATACCTGATAAATATTATGAGGACTATTGGAAAGATTTATATAAACTCTTAGAAATAAATGCTAGGAATATTATTGAAGAATCATCAAGAAGTATTAAGACATCAAAATTGTTAAAGAAAGCAGAAGATGAAGTTGCTCAAGTTACTTATGATTATGTAACTACTAACACAGCTCAGAATGTAACTTATATAACTGAAACTACAAGAAAGCAAATACAATCTGCTGTTGCTTATTCTGTGAGTGTGGGATTTGGTCAAGATGATACTGCTAAACAAATAGCAAAGTCTACAGCATTTTCTTCAGGAAGAAGTAAAGTAATCGCAAGAACAGAAACCCATCAAGCATATAATTATGGTAATTATAAAATTGCTGGGAAGTTAGCCTTAAAGAAACCAGTCAAAGAATGGTTGAGTGCTTTAGACCCAAGAACAAGAAGTTGGCATAAATCTATGAGTGGCACAAGAATATCTATCAATGATAGTTTCACTGTATTTACTCCAAGTAAAAATGGATTGAGTGAAAGGTACATGGAATATACTGGCGACCCAAATGGTGGTGGAGCTAATGTAATTAATTGTAGATGCTTTACTATGTACTATGATGAAGATGATGTAATTGTAGAATAAAAAAAAAGAGCCATATTGCTATGACTCTCTCTTTTGGTTTTTATATTAACTATTTAAGAATAACATAAAATGCGTTTAGCAGATTCTGAAGTCCTTTCAATATGATTTCTAAGTTTCTCTATCTGATTATTTTTTTTATCTATTTCTAAATATGAATTAAAGAGTTCATTTTCATAATCAAGACTTAGGTTGTGTATTTCCACTCGTGCATTTTCAATACTATCTCGTTTTAGATGAAACTCAGCCATAGTGATATTTGAAGTTTCATTTTTCAAGGTTAAGCAAAATAAATCACTATCATCCATTTTTGCTAAAATGTATTCATTTAATTCCATTCCATTTTTAAGATATTTTAGTCTTGATGAGAAAGCACTAACTCGTTTTCCAGCTAAGTATATTCTCATTCTATCACATAACGCTTTTTGCTTTTGTATCGATATTTCATCAATTTTTTTATAATTTTTTTTCATTTTACTATCCTCGTTTTAAGTTAAATTTAAGGGTTATTTAAACCACCCTATATATACAATTATATATACTTTAAGTATAAAGTAAAGACTTTTCCGATAACTATAGACTTATTTTCTGAAATATGGTTAAAATACTCCTATATTCACTAACTTTTTAGGGTGGTTAAATGGACAGTAGTCAAATACAAGAGGATTTAGAGCAATTAAGAGATATGGTTACAGATTTGCCATGCGACTTTAAACAGTTAGATACAGAAGATGATGGAACTTTTGAGGGATATGGCTCAATATTTGGCAACAAAGATTTAGGAAATGATGTAATTCGTAAAGGTGCATTTGCTAATACTCTAAAAAGCAAGAAACCAAAATCAATAAAATTATTATATCAACACAAAACAGATGAGCCGATAGGTGTATTCGATTCAATCACAGAAGACAATAAAGGATTATATGTCAAAGGAAGATTGGCAATGGGTACTCAAAAAGGAAGAGAAGTATTTGAGCTAATGAAAATGGGTGCTTTAGATTCTATGTCAATCGGATATAGATTATCTGCTGAAGATTATAAGTACGACCCAAAAGAAAGAAAAAGAATTATTAAATCAGTAGACCTAATGGAAATATCATTAGTCACTTTCCCAATGAATCCGAAAGCAAAGATAACGAAAGTTAAACTTGCTGAAATGAATGTAAGAGAAATAGAAGAACACTTGCGAGATGCTGGTTGTGAATCTGTTGCTGTTGCAAAACATACTGCACAAGTGCTTTACAAATCATATCGGAGTGATGAACAGCGAGATGTTGTTGAAAGTATAAGTCAGTTAATTAACAAAATTAAACCATAAGAGGTTATTATGTCTGAAGAAATTAATGATGTAATTGATAATCTTGGTAAATCTTTTGAAAATTTTAAAAGTGAAAACCAAAAGAATATTGATGAAATCAAAAAAAATGGTGTCGCTGACCCATTACTTCAAGCAAAGGTAGATAAACTTGCAGAAGATGTTGCTACAAAAGCAGAACTGAAACAAGATGCCGAGCTTAAAGAAACAGCAATGAAAGATGCTGAATCAAGATTAGATGCTATCGAAACTAAATTAGCAAGACCTGAAACAGGAAACTCTGCTAAAGAAGTGGATATACAAATGAAAGCATTTGGTAAATATTTAAGGTCACAAGATTTAGACCCTGAAGAAACAAAAGCACTTTATGAGTCAGATGATTCATTGGGTGGTTACTACTGTCCGACAGAATATGTTGCAGAACTTATTAAGTCTGTTACAGAATTCTCACCAATGAGAAGTCTTGTTAAGGTTAGAAGTACCGATAAGAGAGGGATTGAAGTTCCTAAAAGAACTGGACAATTCACAGCTCAATGGGTTGCTGAAACTGCAACTAGAACTGAAACAACTGGTTACACTACAGGCTTAATGTCTATAGATGCTAACGAGTGTTATGCAATGGTTGATATGTCACAAGCAATGTTAGAAGATTCTGCATTCAACATGGAGTCAGAAATGGCTACTGAGTTTGCTGAACAATTTGCAGTTGCAGAGGGCGAGGCAATCGTTTCAGGTAATGG